GTGCGATTGAGCAGGAACGTAAAGTCATTGATTTGAAGAACACTGATGTCTTCATCCGTCAGGTGTGCTAGGTAGGGCAGGTCTGCGCCTGCAATGGTGTTGACTGTTTGCTGGACTCCGCTGTCCGCGTCCCAGATGTGAATGCCAGTTCCTGCCTTGTCTACCTGACAAAGATACTTCTCTTCGTCATCACGGATGATGGGAAACCAAGACCCCTGTGCAAAGGCATTGGTTAGGGTTTTGATGCCCCTAAAGCCAGGACGTTTGGACAGGCCAAAGGTCGGATCAGGGTAGTAGTTGGTACATGTCCGGAGTTGACCAGGCAGCTTCAGTGAGTCTGGCTGTTCTGATACACCTCCAATGAGGTTTTGAATCTTTTGAGATACAACAGACATGTCCTAACGAGCAATGGTACGGAAGGGCGTGTAGCTGATGTAGAAGTTCTGTCCTGTTTCCATTCCAAAGATGTTGGCTTCAGAAGTGTTGGTGTCGTAAGCCAAGCAGTTGGAACGCAAGACCTCTTCGTCTTGGATGTTAAACCGAACCATTTGCTCAGATCCTTGGGCACGGCCGGCAAACACCCTGGTTGCACGTTGAGTGATGTATCTGACAAAGACCTCAGGCAGGTCCTCAAAGTCAAACAACCACACAACGTCACACAGCACTGGGCTGCCTACTGGGAAGGTGAAGGTGTGTTTTACCTTGTCGTAGAGCTTTCCATCTCTGACAACAGTTTGATACCGCTGAACGTTTGATAGTTTGTTGTCTGACAACTGCAATACGTTAGCGGGCACCAGAATCTGGCCGCCGTTGTCAGGGGTGAATGGGTAGTTGATTTCGGAGTTGAAGTGCCATCCTTCTGATTGAATCTCTTTGGTAACCGTATCCAGCACCGAAAGGGCTAGAGCGATTTCAGGGTTGGCCACATCGAGCGACACAACAGGTGCCTGCCCAATGCCAGTCAACATTTCATTGATGGCTTCTAGTTTAGTTGTCATTATGGACAGGCAGTAATAAGTAGAAGTGAAAAGGGGGCCCCGAAGGACCCCCAAGTAGACTTAGGCTACGTTGCGGAACTCGCCAGCGACGGCGACGCGCACAGGGCCAACGCCCATAGCCAGACGGCCAACAATCACGTCACCTTGATAGATGACCTTGGTGTCAGCACCAGTGGTCTGAACGCTGGGGCCGAGGGCCTCAACGACGCCAGCAGCTTCACGGTGGAAGACCAGGCCGCAGCTGTTGTTGAAGTCACCAGCAGGGCCGGAGCCATAGTTGTTGCGCTCACCCACGTTGTCACCAGCAGGCTGGGCGGTGGAGAGGGGCGCCTCAATGGACGTACCAGTGGACGAACCATACTTCCCAAGGAAGGGAATGTTGTTCGACTTGTAGATCTTGATACCAGCGATCTCGTAGAGACCATCACCACTGTTCAGCGAGCCCTGGCTGTTGCCATAGTCGCGGTTCAGGATGTTGGTGTCAACCTGGGAGATCAGGGCGTAGTACTGGCGGGGGGCCAGAACGGCGCAGCGACCATCCTTAGGGGCAGAGATTTCGTCAAGACGGGCAGCAGCTTCAAAGAAGCCATCAACCAGAGCTTGAGCGTCATACTCGTTGTTTGAACCAAGGTTCACACGGAAGCCGCCGGGCTCACCGTTGACCGCAGCAGTCAGACCAGAGGCACGGCTCAGGGTACGAGCAACACGACGGTCGTAGTGCTCGGCCAGGGCTTGACCGATCTGACGGCTGATAGGACCACGGATGTCATACTGGGCCAGCACTTCATCCAGGTTGTAGACGAATGCGCTGGAGATCAGCAGATCGTCCATAGTGATGGTGGTTTCAGCCACAGGGGGGTTACCAGTGCCCAGGATAGGAGTACCAGGAACATGGTAAGATGCGGTCATCTTGCCGGTGTGGATGAACTGAGCTTCACGACCACCACGGAGGGTGCGGCCCATCACCTTGTCTTTGAAAATGGTGGCGTTGCGGAAGGCTTCGTACACTTCGCCCGTGAAGAGCTTCAGGTACAGAGCACGCTCCGAGCCAGCGCCATTGACCCGTCCGGGCCGAGTAAGAGTTGTAAGCGTTTGAGTCACTTGTCTAGATGTAGAATGGGGTTTATCAGGTTTCCAAGTACTTGAGTTTTATCCGGATTTGAAGTAAGATGTCCTTTGTATTGGGTGTCCGCCGCAGCGGGCCAATACTCCAGTCGACTGGGTTTTTAACGAGGTCCCGCCTCAAAAGCACCAGCAGGATTCGAACCTGCATTTCCCGAAACGATTCGGGGTCATACCGCTGCCTGTCATGAGTGGGCATTTAGACCATGGCGCCAAAGATGGCCCAGGTGTGATCGCGCCAAAAGGCAGCGTCAGGGACCTGAGCTCTATCCATACCTGTTTCCCCGGAGGGGTTTACATTCGCCGTTTTAATGCCACGGACGCGGGCAGCCCATTAGGCGTACTTCTTCTTTGTAGTGCGCTTGGCTAGGGGAAGCTGCGGACCAGTTCTTTTTAGGAACATATCCCTTTCGTTGGGGTTGTCTGTTCCCTTTCCTTTGTTGTAGATCTTGGCACCCTTGTTAACTTCCTTGTGCTTCTTTGGATCGATGGGCATTGACTGGGCTACTTTTGTAGCCTTACGCTTTGCCGCAGGTTTACGAGTTGATGCCATGATAAGTAATGTGAGATTAGAGCAGGTCACCCGATGCAGACAGCTTGTCCTCAACATCCAACCGGTAGGCTGGGTCGTTGCGGTAGCGGGGGTCAGAGATGGCACGGGCAAGCTCGGCTTGTGAACGATAGCCCTTAAGGCTGTTCTTGGGGGCCTTACCGGAAACGGTTTTGCCCTCAAAGCCTACCGCGTCCCGGTACTTCTGGTTGAGAGCTTGAACCGCAAAG